ACAACAAACAGAGTAAACTATGTGGTTGGAACTAACTCTGGTTCTTACAATGGGTCTACTACTGTATTTCCTGCAACCTATGACGCAGGTTTCTTGGATGTATTTTTAAATGGTGTTCGTTTAGACCCTGCTGATTTTACTGCAACAAACGGAACATCTGTTACATTAGGTAGTGCGGCAACCTCTGGTGATACACTTAGCGTTGTTGGATATGGTACTTTTATTTTAGCAGATCATTACAGCAAAACCCAAGCTGATGCTCGATATGCGATACTTGGTGCAGACGTAGACTTTGGTTCTTATAAAATTAAATATAGCAATGTTTATTCTGCAATAAATGACCTTCCAAGCGCAAGCACGTATCATGGAATGTTTGCACACGTACACGCTACTGGTGCAGGTTATTTTGCACACGCAGGTAACTGGCTCAAACTTGTTAATGAAGATACTAGCGGTAATGTAGTTATCTCAGGCAACCTTACAGTCTCAGGTACTACAACAACTGTGAATAGTACAACTCTCGATGTTGCTGATAAGAACATAACGATAGCAAATGGTGCGGCTGATGCGGCTGCTGCTAACGGTGCTGGGCTTACAGTAGATGGGGCTAGTGCAACTATTCTCTACACAGCATCAGGTGACAAGTGGGCGTTTAACAAACCTATAGCACTAGGCGGTTGGACTATCACAGAAACTGGTGGGTCACTCTACTTTGCAACTGGTGGTGTGAATAAGATGAAAATACAAATGCAACGATTAGCTAATAGGAGATACCGAAGATGGCTATAAAAGTAGGTGGCACAGAGGTTGTTGATAACAACCGACAGCTAAAGAACATAGCAAGCGTAGATGCTACAACGGTGGCTGCACTTGGAACGGCAGGTGTAGGTGGTGGCAATTCATATGAAGCAACAGCAGATGGAAATATCGTAAATGGTAAGCCTTGTATTATTCAAGCAAATGGTACGGTAAAACAAGTTGGAACATCTGTGCAAACAAATAACCCTGCTACATCAGGTGGCATTATTCAAAATGCTGTTCAAGGAAATGTAAACGGTAAATCTGATATTGTAGCTGTTCCAAATACAAATCATGTTGTTCGATTTTATACAGATGCTAATGACTCAAGCAAAGGTAAATTTACACTTGGAACTGTCGATGTTGCGGCTGATACTATTACTTGGAAAACGCCTCAAACTTTTATTAGTAGTTCAGGTCACGAACCAGACGCAGTATATGACCCAGACATTGGCGGTTTTTTTGTTGTTGTTGCTGATGTAGATAATACTAGAGAAGGTAGGATATATCTTATTAAAATTAATTACTCAGATGGCACAGCTACAGAACAGCCATCTGGTATTTTCTGGAATAGCTATGCAAGCAAACCTAGAATTGCCTCTGAAGGAAATGGTAGAGGTGTTATTGCAATAAAAAATGACTCAAATAATCAGGGTTATGCAATAAGTTTTAGATTTACAGACAGTAATAATAGTTTTGCTTTTAGTACTTATAACGTAAATGCTTCAACAACATTAGAACATGATATTGGTTATGACGCCAATGCAAATAGATATGTCATGGTTTATAGAGACAATGGCAATAGTGAAAAAGGTACAGCAAGATGCCTCCAAATGGACGCTGCACCAAACTACAATTTAGGGTTAGGTAGTGAGTTTCGATTTGATCAGGAAACGTCTGATTGGAATCGCATTGAGTATGACGCTACAGCGCAAAAATTAATAATTGCTTGGAGGCAAGAAGATAGTTCTTACAATTATTCTTTGCGTCTTTGTACGGTATCAATAAATACAGGTAGTAACGATTTATCTTTTGGCACACATACTTCAGTAAGTATGTCTAACGTGCAATATATTGAACTTGGTTATAGCTCCGATGCTGGTGGTATGGGTGTAGTATTTAGAGATAGCACTAATAACAATTATGGTGGTTTTTATTTAGCTACAACAAGCGGAACAAGTATTACATTAGATACAAAAGGAAGCTTTGCAACAACCTCAGAAGCTTATCCTTATGGATTGACGTATTCGCCTAATTTAGAAGCATTTGTTGTTACTTATAATATGTCTGGAAACCTGTATGGGCGTTTAAGTATTATAAGAAAAACTCAAACACTTACAAACCTTACGACAGAAAATTATTTAGGGATAGCAGATGCTGCTTATTCAAATAGTGCATCTGCAACAATACAAACTATGGGTGCAATAGATGATGCTCAAACTAGCCTTACAGCAGGTCAAAAGTATTATGTGCAACCTGATGGAACTCTTGCAACATCGGCAGGTAGTCCATCGGTTGAAGCAGGGTTAGCTGTTTCAGCAACAAAGCTATTGGTGAAGGGATAACACATGACAAAAGCAAGAGACCTCGCAAACTTAATATCAACAGGTAATCCTCTCAGTGACGGTGCGGTAGCAGCAAGTGAAGTGTCAGGGTTACACGCAGTAGCAACTAGCGGTGCATATGCAAACCTAACTGGCACACCAACTCTCGCAACAGTGGCAACCTCTGGGGCATACGCTGATGTAACTGGTACACCTTCACTAGCAACTGTAGCTACAAGTGGTGCTTACTCAGACTTGTCTGGTTCGCCATCAGGTGACAGTTTGCTACCTTCACAATCTGGTAACACAGGTAAGTTTCTAACTTCCAATGGGTCGGCTGCAAGTTGGGCTGATGTTGGCGGTGGTGGAAAGGTTTTGCAAGTAGTTACAAGTAGCTATACTGGACACACAAATATTAACAGTAACTCTTTTACTGATATACCCTTATCAGTAAATATAACCCTTACCTCATCTAGCAATAGAGTAATGGTGTGGGCAATGGGAGGTACTCTTGAGGCAGGTGGTGCTTCTACAGGAAGCATGTACGCCAGATTAATTAGAAAAATTGGATCAGGTAGTGACACTACATTGTCTGAAGGTAACGCACAACAAACGGCAAACAAAAGTGCTATTAGTCAGGGAACTGTTTTAGCTTTAGGTGGGGGGGATGCTCCTTCTACATCTTCTGCCGTTACCTATAAAGTTCAAGCTAAATCAGATAACGGTAATACTATTCATATAAATTATTATGGTGCCGGTGATATGACAATTATAGCAATGGAGATAGCGGTATGAATGTAGGCGAAACTCTTATGGCATTAGGTATTACTGCATATCGTGTTGATGAAAGTCCTGTAAATGAACAGCAATATAACGATCAGGTTTTTATACTTAACGATCAAACAAAACCAACGTGGAATGAAATACAAACAAAGTGGTCAAGTATAAGCAGTGTTGTGCTAGGCGCTCCTGTAAGAGAACAACGCAACGCCCTACTCGCAGCATCCGATTGGACACAAGCAAACGACAGTCCACTAGCGGCTGAGAAGAAGGTAGAGTGGGCATCTTATAGGACTGCTTTGCGTAACTTGCCAGCTAGTTCTGATTGGCCTGATGTTACATTCCCAACAGAGCCAAGCTAATGGAAAGGGCTGCTATCATAATTGCAATTTCTGTGCAGTTTGGTGGTCTTGTTTGGTATGTAAGTACCCTTGATAACAATGTTGATACAAATACTAGAGAGATTGCTCGTCATGAAATTAGTATTGGAAAACTAGAAGACACAGCACAGTCACAAGCTTTGATTTCTGCTCGTATTGATGAGAACATAAAGTCTATCCGTGAAACTTTGGAGAAAATGGCGGCTGATTAATGGACCCAGTTTCTTGTGTTATGATGGCAACTGGTGCTTTCAAAGGACTGAAAGCTGCCATTGGTGCAGGTAAAGATTTCCAAGACATGACAAGTCAGCTTGCTAACTGGGGCAAAGCTTTCTCTGATTTTACAAACATAGAAGAGCGTGAGAAGAACCCACCTTTTTGGAAGAAAACATTTAAAGGTTCTGATGAAGAAACAGCTATAGAAATCTTTGCACATAAAAAGAAAATGGAACAGATGAGAAGTGAAATAAAAGATCATATCTCATTTACATATGGACCAAGCGCATGGAAGGAAGTGCTACAGATAGAGGCACAGATGCGTAGAAAAAGAAAGCAAGAGTTGTATAGAAAGCAGGAGCAAATAGATGCGGCTATTAACTTTGCTATTGGTGCTTTTATTTTTGCTATTAGCGGTGGCATCTTGTTTTGTTTATTTTATTTTCTTGGCAAATATCAGGGTAGATGGTGATGTGGTTTTTAATTTGGATGCAATTCCTCAATGGAAATTTTACTTACTATCAGATTGGAACTTATGGTTCAGAGGAGATCTGTGAACTAGAGAAGGCAGAGGCTGCTGTTTTAATTAACAATACTAATTCTGCTGTTCATTGTTTATATACTAACAAGTGAGGTTTTACATGGCACATACTATAGTAGATGATTGGAAAATAATCCCACGGCTAATGATGTTAGCTGTTACAGTTTTAACTTATCAAGCTGTGCATTGGTATATGTCTTTACCTTCCCCAAGCTTAGAGCAATCTGGATTAGTGTCAGTGTGCATGGGTGCATTGACAGGATGCTTTGGAATTTGGATGGGTAAGGAATCAACAGGAGGAAGTAGAAATGTTACAAGCACTGATCGGACCGATTACTGAACTAGCAGGAGGTTGGCTTAAAGGTAAGGCTGCTTCTCAAGCTGCTTCTGCTAATCTAAAACTTGTAGAGGCTGAGGCCAAAGCAACCATCATGAAGTCTGCCGCTACAAGCGAGGCTGAGTGGGAGAAGCTTATGGCTCAAGGAACTATGAACTCGTGGAAAGATGAGTATCTCGTTATACTTTTCTCTATCCCACTTATTTTAGTGTTCACCGGTGAGTGGGGGCGTACAGTCGTTGGAGAGGGGTTTGTAGCACTCGAACAGATGCCAGAGTGGTATCAGTATACATTAGGTGTTATAGTAGCTAGTAGCTTTGCTGTGCGCTCTGCCACAAAGTTCTTTAAAAGGAAATGAAATGGGTTTTGAATTATCAAAGAGAAGTAATAATAGATTAAACACTGTTGATCCTCGTATGCAGTATGTTGTGAGGGAAGCAATCAAGGTAACTAAAGTTGACTTCGGAGTGATTTGCGGTAAGCGAACTGAAGGAGAGCAACGTAAATTAGTTGAGTCTGGTGCAAGTCAAACTATGAAAAGCAAACACCTTGACGGAATAGCCGTAGATCTCATGGCTTACGTAGGGTCAAGAGCTAGTTGGGAACTCAATCTGTATGACGATATAGCTGATGCAATGGCGCAAGCTGCTCGTAAGTTTGACATCGGTGTATGTTGGGGGGCTGCTTGGGCAACGCCAACTAATCCATACCCAATGGACATATCTAAATGGGATGGATCGATGGAAGAAGCAATGAACTCATACGTTGACTTGAGAAGATCACAAGGACGCAGACCATTCATTGATGGACCTCACTTCGAACTAATCATCTAAGTATTATTTGGATCTGTACTCATTGAATCTGTGCCACGTTGGATAATATCTGTATTCATTTTGTTGCATATGTCTAGCAGATTCATGTAAGCTTTTAGAAAGTGTTCCATTTCTTTGTTGCCAATCATCCATCTATCGTGTGGCAATCCTCTGTGCGCTCTCTCAATAATTTTATTTGCAGTGTTAAAGTACTCAGGTATTTGCATGTCTCTCTTCCCAATGTAAAACTCTATGACAGTTTGGACAGAGCGGAATACATTTTGCTGCTTCTTTGTAAGCTCTTGAATACTGTCCTTGATTTACGAATGTACTTACTTCGCTTTCTTTTGTCGAGCCATCTCTGTGGTGAAAGTCAATTAAAGCAGGATGCTGTATGCCACAGGTATTGCAACTAAGAGATGCTTTGAAAGCCAACCAAGCATTGTGTCTTTTTCTTTTATTTTTTTTGTTTGATGCAATAACTTTTTCTCTGTTACGTTTGTACCATTTGCGTCCGTACTCTCGCTGATACTCTCTTCTTTTTATTGGATCTTTAATCGGCATCTGCTGGCTTTGGCATTGGCTTGATTAGTTTCTTTGAGATAACTGGTGTTGGCTGACAAGTCATCATTATATTTTTACCGTATGTATTTAGTAACTCAAAGTATAATCCATCTAATAGCTCTCTGTTCATAACAGAGTAACACTGTTGTTCGCTTGGGAAGAGAACGCTTGTTGAAAACCTCTCCCCTTCTATTGAGTAACTAATAACAAGGAACGTCCAGAATAAGTTTATCATTGCATTTCCCAAGGCGCTGCTGAAAGTGTAACTGTTTTCTTTCTGTATACTGTATCACACTTTGTCATTTCTTCTCCATACTTTTTCTTAAACGATACTCCGTGATAATGTGCAAAGCGTCTGAGTTTATTTTTATCCATACCAATTCTTTTTGCTGCCTGAGCAATCGTATGGTCTTTACTAAATTTTAGTATGAGTTCTTTTACTTCTCGCTCATGGCGTACTTTCATTTGTGCATATGTTTCCATACCTTACTCCTTTTGTTTTTTGATTTATATAGTTTCATCACGCATCTCCTTGTAGTCGATGCGTAGATTGACGCCCAAGTTGTAGATACATTCTCTTTTAAATGCGTCTAGTTCCTTTAAACCAAGTGGTGTATCTTTTTGAAATAAGTCCCAGATCTCTTCTAGTCGATCTAAGACGTAGTGCATACATACTCTGTTATCCATTTTAAATACCTTTCTTTTTACATTGAGGGGCCAATTGGGGGACCACCAAATTAAAATAATATAACGTATTGTTTTTATTACATTAAGTAACCTTTTGTGGCGGACGATCTATCATCCACTTTAAAGTTTATTAAGATTTAAAAAGACCTCCCCGATTAAAGGGAGGCCAGTTGTGTCAACTAGTAGGGAACGGAGAAGAAAACCTACTAAGCGTGACCGCTATTAGAATGGGATCTTATCTTCACCAATTGAAGACTTACCTTCTGTGTACTGACCCTTGTCCAGTTTATCTGAAACAGAGAAAGACATGTAGGGTTTTTCATCCTTCATTTTTTTCCAAGCTGCAAGTCTTTTATCATCAAAGAGTGGGCCAGTATAATCTGGTGCTCCTTCTTTCATACCTTCATTCTGAAACAATACACCGACCTTCTGGTATATTTCAATGATTTGCTTACCATCTTTTGTCTCATCCATAACACAGGTAACTTTCATGTCAGTGCCTCCACTATTAATCTTACCCTGCAAGATAAGTCTTTGTGTCGTGAATGGTGTAAAGGCTGCGCCTGTATCTGTGTTGTCGTATTCTGTCATGCTTCTGACTCCTTTGTTAAGTTAAGTGGGTGGTTCTTGAGAAACCTGCCACCCATCAGGTGAGATTAAGGAGGGAATAGGTGTCGTAAGCTGGCCCCAGCCCCTTACTTCTTCGGGTTAGGAAGAAGCCCCTCCCAGTCCTCAAGAATTAGAAATCTATGTGCTTTATATTCCCAACGGTTTGCGGCTTACTTGGGGAGCCGCTCACCTTTCGGGAAGCATCATTGCCATCATCATCTTCAGTAGGAAGATTGAGAATGGATAGTATTCCGTAGCGTCTAGCGTATGTGATAGCACTACCTAGTCCTTGCATGTCCTGCTTACTCAAGACAACAGGGACTTTTGTTTGCAGCGTGAAGCCAGTATCATGAAACAATTCAGTAGATACATATGCACCGAACTCATCCTTGCCACAGATATGACTGAGGAAGAAGCCATTGTTTTGTAGTGGCTCAGTAACCGCCTCGATAACATCCTCGAGTGTAGCGTACTGGCTCTTGAAGTGAGGATTGCTGCCTTTCTTTTTGATAGGCTGTATTTCATTGCGTACTTTGATTAGTAATTTTATGTGGTCTTTCATTGATTTCTCCTTGTTATCCTAAGTGATCCACGTTTGTCTCGTTTCACCGAGATCTGGTCGTTGTATACTTCTCGTTCG